TTTCATAAAGGTGAGCATATCCATATGTTCCATAGAATGATAGTTCTCACCTTGATAACCTTTCTGATATCTGAAGTAGAGATAATCAAACCATGCTAACCCTGAAGTCTTTTCTATATAATCTAAAGCCTTCTTAACAACAGGCGACATCTTGTCTTGTGAAGCACCTGCTGATAATATCTCAAAATCTTCGTTTACTTGAGTTTTGCTACTTCCACCAATGGCATCAGATTGCTTGTTAAGTTTTTTAGGCTCGACAAACCTTCTCTCTTGATAAAAGGGGCGACTACGTTAATGCGTAATACCTCCGCAACTAAATCAAACACACCAAACGGGTCATCTTCAAACACGCTATCAAACTGAGGTAGGATGGGTTTATCTTCGTAGTAAACAGTTTCAAGAACCAAATCATACAGATTCATGATGTCATCTTCTTCTAAGATAGTGAAGAGATAAGATAAAGCTGTTGGGATAGCATCTACAATACTAACATCACCTGATTCAGGATCTTTAATTCCCCCCATCAACATAGACAAAGGAGTAATGAAGTAACGACCAATTCGAGGAATGTTCTTATGGACTTTTGTAGGAGACCAATGGACAATTGTAAACTCTTTATCACCAACCTTAAACTCTGTAGTAGGTCGTGTTCCATACAAAGCTAATTTATCAGGCTTTGCAATGGATGCTTGTTGTTGTTGTTTCTGTTGACTGATCTGTTGTTCAAGCATAAACTTGTGATATTCTTCAATCTGCTGGTCCTGTGGCAGATGAGCAACAGTTGCCAAGAATTCAGTCGTGTTAGTAGGTTTAACTTTTGATTGTTGTGTTGTTGGTTGTTTTGCCATAAATTAAGTCGCTCCAGCGATCTGTGGTTTAATGCTTGCATTAACATAAAGTTGTTAACTAAAACAATTGGTTATTATTTATAAATAATCTCTTAATAAACAATTATATCATATTAACATAGAATTATCAATCAGTAGTTACAGTTTAGTTCTATAAAGTTATCAAGATGGGAACATCCTTGTTCCCTTTTATGACAAAATTATTAGAAGCTTACACCAGCCATCTCTTCTACAACAGATCCGATAGCATTACCTAAAGAAAGACCTGAATCGAAAGAGAACCAAGCATCAAGGATGCCAAAAGTCCAAGCATAAGTTGCAACTTCTGATCCGTATTCTACCTCTGGAAAACTTTGCAACCAACAAATACCGGTCATATAAGCAGTTTGACTGCCTTCAATGATCATAGGCATGGACACAATACCAGTTGTATCAGCTTGACGTGCAAATGTGGTTAACCATTCATTAGATTCTGATGTTGCTTGCAGGTTCACAGTCATAGTACCAGTGCGATTACGAGACAAAGCCAATGAGACTTCACCATCTGTACCAACTAAGGGTGTTACTAAGTCGTTATTACGTGATACTGTGATTTTAGTGCCTTCTGCAAAGCCTTTGATACGTAAACCGCCTAGGTAGAGCTTCACCTTAGCACTGTCGTACGCCACTGTAGTTAACAATGTAGACATTAAATTTTTACTCCTGAGATTTTATAGGTAAGAGGTTGTTTAATACAACCTCTCAGAATGGGACTCATTCGCTTGCTCTTGACAATAATACAGTGCATTGAATACGGGCGTAGTGAAGAGGGCAGTTATAAACGACTTCAACTTCAACATCATTCAGAATACGGTTTGCAAGATCGTTGGTAGGAACTTGTCCACGAGTAGGAACTGTAATGATTGGTTCAAAGTTTTCATTAGTTTCTGGGTCATACCCTTCGAGAATAGAACCATTACGCAAGCCAACATTGATTGGGCTGTTCATAATTGCATTCTTGATACGAGGTAAGTCGTTGTTACTAAAAGTCATTGAACGACCTGAGTTAGAAGCACGATACATTAGACCGAACACGGATTGCATAGTTACCGTTATGGAATTCGATTGCTTCACGTTCAGTCAGAGTCAATGTAGAAACTGCTAAACCGGTCATTGTTTTCAGATGTAATGAATCTGGACCGTAGTTATCAAAGTTAACACCAGCAGTTGCACCAACAATAGCGCCTTCTGGGAACTTCAAATCAGCATGTTCGTGATAGATGCCGATAACCCAATCATAAGCTGCTGCTTTCATCAGAGCCATAATGTTTGTAGTATTAGCTTTAGTTTTGCAATCAGCATCTGAAGTTGCATAAATAAAGATTTTCTTGTCAGCACTAACAGAAGCTGCTAAAGTCTGTTGTTTAGAAGCATCATGATCTTGTGCAGCAACATAGAAGAAATTAGTATCTTCTTCTTTACAAGCTTCATAAGTATCAGTAGGAGTTTCTGTAGAAGTAGCAGACAATACGCACAGACCTGCTTGAACACCAACAGAAACTGGAGTTGTTGCAACGGCAGGAGCAATTGTCAAGACACCTAAAGCGGCAGTTGCTGTAACAAGAGGGCCAAGAGTCACATCAGCTTCAATCAATGCAGCCAGAGCGGCAGCAATAATAGTAGCAGTATCAGCAACATCATAAGTATTAGTGAACGAAGTTGTGGTTGCGCCACTAACCACTGTAACAGTTTGATCTCCGGTTTGAGTAAAACCGTTGAAGTCAATAGTGTAAGCCGTGAGAGCAGCACGACCAATCTTGATAGAGGCTGGAGGGAATTTACCACCAAAAGCCAAAGAAGCGAACTGATAAGGAGCAGACCCAACGGCGAAACCAGCAGAGGAAACAGCAGCTAAAGAGCCATAGCTTTGGATGCGTGTGTCTTGATAAACGTTGTGTGGAACAATGAACAGTGGTGTCTCAAAAGCTTCAGATGAAACTGGAGCTGTCGATAAGGCGACAGACACTTCTACGGGGTCTTGATAAAAATTAGCCAAGAATTTCTCCTGATAAGGATTTAAATGTGAATAGGTTTAGTGTGTTGAATTTAAAGATCACGGTATCCAGTCAGATGTTCCACCATCTACCATATCTTCATTGATGAGTCCGAATAGTTCATTTTAAGAATCAACTGTTCGTTGAGGGGTATTAATTATTGTATCAACAATAGAGATTGCATAATCTTCTGATTGTTTATTAGGATCGTAAACAGTTTGATTAATATTAACAGTATCAATGATTGTTGATGTGGCTGGTTCTTCATCGAGAATAGATAAGTTAAAATCAAATGTACATGATGCCCGTTCTTCAAAAGTAACACCATCAATTGGTGCATCATATCTTAAGATCTGAGTTGAAACTAAATATCCAAAACCAGTCCCTGAGAAATACTTATCATAATAAATCGAATTAGATAAAACTCGTTGTTTTAATAGCATCAACGGAGCATAAGGACTGTCTCGATAGCATGTTGCTGTTATACGAATATTATAATTCAGGACACTTGAATATATGCCTTGATAATCATACATATCTTGCACAGGAGAAGAACCATTCTCAGTCATCGACAAAACATTCAATGCAATATATTGTCCAGCAGGTCTTGTAAACTCTTTACCAAACAAATAGACAGGAATTCCTGTTGATTCTTTAATAAGACCAGCAAATGCGTTTAATAGAGCATCTGTTTGCTGTTTTATTGTTGCCAAACATACCTCCTCTTAAACTACATTAGGATAAAGAACAACAATCACTTCATATTGATTTCCTGAAGATGTCATGGAATGTTTTCTTGATTTAATAACAGTGAACCAGTCCAAACCTTGTAATCCATTTAATTGAACTTGATCGGCTAACTCTGTTGTTGCTTCTTCAGAGGATTTCATCGGGGTTGCTGTATAGATTGTATAAGCTTCATATTCTCTGATACCTTCCGGTAACAATTGTTGTGTATTATTACTCAAAGGTTGAACAGATGAATTGGTAATTGTAAACGAAGTGTATTGGTATGTTCCTGAATTTTCAAAAGGACTATTTACATCCTTAACAAAGACTTTTCTTCGTCCTGTTAAACTCGCACTTTCTAACAAGGTAAAAGTATTAAGCAAAGTAAAAGCCACTAATCTTCTCCTACGTCAGATTCTTTATCACCAATCCTAACCTTGATAGCTTTTCTTAACTTTCCGGTATCAATCAAAGCATCATCACGACCCTTCTGTTTTATTGTAGATGTGGCGTTATTTGGATTAGAGAACAATTTAATATCCATGATTTCTTGCATTGTTCGTTTCTGAGCATTACCTACTGGTTTTAGTGCAGATTCTGGTGCTTGCCCACGATACAAGATCTTCTTAACAGCAAGTGGTGTTACACGTCCGTTATCTACTTCAAACTGATCGTTTGTTGATTCCATAAAATCACGAGGTGGAATAACTCCATTTGGGATATCAGCACCTCTGTCTAAAATCCATGCAAGTGCAGCCATAGACATATCAGCATCTGGATGCTTGGTTTCATCAAAACCAATGCCAATCTCTTTCTTTTCTAAATTAATGCACTCTTTAACAAATAAGTCTAAGCCTTTCATATCAGCAATAACATGAGAATTGCATTTAATCATCTGTTGCTGCCTTATGAGAATCCGTCATTTCTTGTTGTAGTATTCAGGTCATAGATTTCAGGGCTTGGGGAGGTTCCATAAAGATTGTGTTCTTCATCAAACAACCAGCCAACACCTAAAGCAGAACCCTTAGAATCAGAATCACGTTTATTGTCATTAACTTCTGATTTAGAAACACCACCAATATGAACATTAAGAACACTTGGTTTCAATGAAGGATGAATTAATTCTGGATGTGCAAGGATTGTATCTAATGCATTCTGATAAGAAGTAGTCAAACCACCAGATTGATAGTAAACTTCAACTGATTCATTACCACGTTGTTCTCTACGTCTTGTGGCATCACTTCCTGAAGTAGAAACTGTTAACATCATAGATTGCAGAGCGTTTACAGCGGAGTTATATGTAATCAACCATTGATTTAATTCTGTAATCGTGCTACCGTAATAAGCAACCCAATTATTAATAAATAAATTTAATTTATTGTCGGATATTTGAGCTGTTGTTAGATCTAAAACTGTGCGAATATAGGTATTTATCTCCGCAACGGTCATTGCAGCCATTATTTGCTCCTGTTACGGATAAAAGCACCTCTTGGTTAAAAGAGGTGCAGTCTTATAGTCTCGATTAATTATAACATATTTTCTTTATTATTTCAACACAAATCAATGTTTTAAGATTGTGGTTAGATTTATTAAGCTATTCCCAGATTTTAAATTGTGGTTTGTTTATTTCATCCCACTCGATAGACTCTTGGCAATGACCAGCACCGAAGAATGTATCTATAACTTTTTGTGCAACTAAAGCCCAGCTTTTACCAAGATAGGCAGCATAGCCAACTTCACCACTGATTGTGTGGTCTGGTCTTAACCAAACAACCCCGCAAATCAACTGGTCTAATGCAAGCAAGATAATAAACAATCTGTTAGCAATTGATTTTAATGCTTTCATTCTGCAACCTCTATTCTGTGCAATCCAAATAACCCCTTTGATAATTTTAATTAAATTCTGTTTATTTATTTGTTGTGTTATAGTCTAAATGCGTTTATAAATGTTCTTTGAAAAGATGTTCCATTCAGAGGCTCTACGATTTATTAAACCATTAGAAACTTTACCGTTGTCTTTATTAAAGGCTTTCCAAGCTAATTCTAATGTTGGATAATTGCTTCCGGCTTGACCATTCAACAGTTTCAGTAAGCTCGATTTAGAAAATGACGAAACACCTATATTAAAAGCAAGAATAACTAAAGCGTCATATTCATTTTGTTTTAACTGTTTCTTAACAACTGAGTTTATTGTTTTTTCAAAATCAACTAAGTCTGAGTGAAGCAACTCTTCTGCTTGTTTTATTGTGACCCCATTCTTATACTTAGACCATTCGTCTTTTAAGATAAGATGTCCATAACCTATTGTCGCAGCTTCAGACCAAGATTTAATTGGTGCAGATTTCAAACCAATTTTATCACTGTATGATTGTAACGATAATGTTTCATAATCCTTTAAGAAATCTAATCCTTGTTGACTAATCTTCATTTATACTCCTATAATCAAGGTACAATAATAGAAGTTGGCACTAATGCGTATTCAATAGTAACTTTGATATCGTTTGCTGCTGTGTATAGGTTAGTTATCTTTGTATCAAAATAATCATTGTAAGGGTAGATTGTGAACCCATCTTCACGGCTTGTTGTTCCAGCCGCTGACTTACCTACACCAGAAGCTCCAGCACCTGAATATAAGATAGCTCCGATATCTGAACCTAAACTTGTAGGGGCTGCTGTTAAGAAATTAATAGATGCTGTATTTGGGGTGTTGATCCTACGGTTCATATTATAAGCAGGTATTGCTGCTCCAAGACTAACACCTGTAGAATCGTAATAAAGTCTGTACTCTGCACCTGAAAACTTAGAAGTTAATCTTCGTGTTATAATAGCTAATTCTCTGTCAGCAGGTGCTTTAAAACGCAACCAAACTGATTGGTTAGCTGCAAGTGCATTTATTTCTATAACACAACGATACGTAATACCTAATAGAGCAAAAGACTCTGCATTTGTAATTGTAGCAGTCTGTATCTTAGGCTGTGTTAATGCAGGGTAGTATCGTATAGAAGTATCAAGATTCAAAGATGTTGTTTGAACTGGTTCTGCAATTGACACATCCCCAACCACTGAAGATTGGAGAATATAAGGTATGAATTGAATATCGCCTAAACCGTAACCCCAGTAATAATCTATTGTTGGTGGGAAAATGATCTCTTCATAAGGTCTAATATGAATACCATTTTCAACACTTACAGGTTGAGTTAAGCTTCTGACAATAATAACATCTTTAGAACTTTTGTTTTGGATAAAGAAGTTCTGATTTACGGCAAGTCCTGTTTCTGTATTTAAGTTAACAAACGAACCCGCTAAATGAACATCAGGTATAAATGCCATAAACTAAAACTCCATTATTT